CCAGGCTCAACGAATTAAAGAATCAATACGCTGCCTTATCAGAGGTGGACCGTCAAAGCGATGTAGGCAAGCGCATGGCCCAAAACATCCACGGCCTGGACGCAGAGATTAAAAAGATCAACAGCCAGTTTGAGCAAACCAATAGCCTGGCTAAACAGGTGGCGGCCTCCCTGGCCGCCTATGCCACGCTGACCACGGCTACTAACTTTGTCAAAGACTTAGTCAGGGTACGGGGGGAATTTCAGCAGTTAAACGTGGCCTTTACCACTATGCTGGGTAGCAAGGAACGGGCTGATAAACTAATGCAGGAAGTCACCCAGTTTGCCGCCACCACACCTTTTGAACTCTCGGAGGTGGCAGGGGCTACCCGTTCTTTGTTAGCCTTTGGGATTTCAGCCGATAAGATCAAAGAAACTCTTCGCAGCTTAGGCGACGTGTCCGCCGGGGTAGGCGCTCCCATTCAGGAGATCGCGGAGGTCTACGGAAAGGCAAGGGTGCAGGGAAGGCTCTTCGCTGAAGACATCAACCAGCTAACCGGTCGGGGGATTCCCATTATCCAGGAACTAGCCAAACAGTTTGGCGTAGCCGAAGATCAGGTGCGGGGGCTGGTGGAATCCGGTAAGGTGGGATTTCCGCAGATTGAAAAAGCCTTCCAGGATTTGACCTCCGAGGGCTCCAAGTTTGGCGGATTGATGGAGGCGCAATCCAAGACCCTCACCGGCCAGTTATCGAACCTCTCGGATGCGTGGAACCAGATGTTAAATAACATCGGTAAGTCAGGTGAGGGCATCTTTTCCGATGCGATACAGGCGGCGACTTCTTTAGTCAATAATTATAAAGATGTTATTGATATTTTGGGCCTTGCCGCTGCAACCTACGGATCGTACAAGGCGGCACTGCTGGCCACCATAGCCATAGAACGCATACAACAGGAAGTGGCGGTGCAAACTTCCCTGGCACAACTAGCCGGAATCGAAAAATTAAACGTGGCCCAAAAGCTACAGGCCGTAAGCACCGCAGCCCTGAAAAGTGCGTATACCGGACTGCAGGCAGCGATGTCCTTTATTGCCAGTCCTGCCGGTATGATTACGGGGTTGGGGGCCATTGCCGCTGCGCTTTATATCATGCGCCAACGCATTGAGCAGGTAAAAACGGCACAGGATCTACTGAATGAAGCGGCCAAGGAAGCCTCTGAAAACTTTGGCAAGCAATCCGCTGAAATCCGCAATTATGTCAAGGTCTTAGGGGATCAGAATATTGCGGAAAGCACCCGGCTAGAGGCCTATAACCAGTTAAAAAAGATTGCCCCGGACATCATAGGGCAGCTTTCGTTTCAGGACGCTAAAACCAAGGAATTAACCGATTCTACCAACACCTACATCGCCTCGCTAAGGCAGCGCATCCAATTAGAAGCCAACCAGAGCAAGTATGCCGATGCCCTGGCGCAACAACAAAAAGCCTTTGATCGGGTGCAGAAGCTGGAACAGCAGGGCGCTACCTCATCGGGCAACAATATCGCTTCTACCAACTTCTTTACCTCTCTTTTTAACGGGCTGAAAGGGGCTACGAATGGCAGCGTCTTACAAGGGGGGTTATCGGAACTGGATCAGGCGGTGGCCGATTATAGGCTAAGCACTCAAACCGTGATTGAATTTGAGGGTAAGATGCAGCAAAGTCTGGGCGGCACAAAGGAAGCCCTGGAACTACAGATTCAATCGCTGGAAAACCAAAACACCCACCTAAGCAAAACTGGGCAAGCCTACAAGCAGAACGAAGAGCAGATCCTTAGTCTTAAAAAATCCCTGGAAGAATTAAACAAGACAAAGATCACGGTTTCCCCCACTAACAAAAGTTTAATTGATACGGCATCTTCTCTGGATGCCCTCAAGCAGGTGCGCCAAAAAATAGAGGAGGCGTATAATGCGGAAACAGATGCGGCCCGTAAAAAACAATTGGCTGCTGATTTGGAATATGCAGATAAACGAAAGAAAATACTAGACCCCTATGCCGCCTTTAAAGAAGGGCAAAAGCAACAAAAAAAGGACGAAGCGGAAACCAATAAACTGCTGGAAAAACGAAAGGATCTCTTGCAGGCGATTTCGGATGTGCAAAGGGATGCCAGTCAGTCCGGTTTGGTCAAAGAGCAATCGGAGGTAGATAAGGTCAATGAAAAATATGATACCCTGCTTCGAAAGATCGTGGAGTTCAACCAAGAAGTTGACAAGACCGGCAACGGCCAAAAAATAGGGCTTACCGATATTAACGCTTTGGCAGCGGCAAGAGCGCAGGAACTTCAGAACGTCAACTTAAAACAGGATGCAGAACACTTTAAGCAGAACCTGGAGCAGCAAAAACAACTTTTTGAACAGTACGAAGAAGCCAAAAAGCAAATCGGTGTAGAGAAGGCCAACGAGATGTTCTCTGAGCAAAGACAGGGCTTTACCTCTTATGCAGACTTCCTAAGAAATGAGTTCTCCAAGATGCTGCCTAAAATCCAGCTAGGGTTGCCCGGCAATGTAGGGGAGCAGGAAAAGTTCAAGACCCTGTTAAAAGCAGGAGCCGATTTTCAAAAGGATCAAATCAAACAACAGATTGAAGATCAAAAGACGCTGTTTGAAAAAACAGCCTCCTTTTCCCAACAAAAACAGGTGTTGGACTTACAATACCAACGCTTGTATAAAACCCTCAAGGACGAACGCGAAAAGCTAGGAGAGGAAGAATACGACCGGCAATTAAAGCTCTTGCAACAGTCACAAAAACAAGAGGTAGAAACCCTTCGGGTAACTTCATCAGACATCTTTAAACGGATTGGCAGGGACTTGCTTTTACAAACCAGCTCCGATATCAAAAAAACAATAGATATCATTGATAAAGCCCTCGAGGAAGGATCGTTTAAAGATCAGGCAGGCAACGTTATCCAACTGACCCCTGAACTCAGAGCGCAGCTTCAAAACGCTCGTACCCAGTTAAAGGGCATGGTCGATGACTCTAAAAAAGTAGCAGATATTTTCCATTCGCTGGGGTCCTCTGTAGGGGTATTCAGCAAAGGACTGGGTGAGGCGTTGGATTTGTTGGGTAACATGGTGAGCGCCGCCCAATCTGTTAAAGACAATATTAAGGCGTTTAAAGAGGCCCAATCTGAAAAAGGTACGACGGGCCTTCTGGACCAGATTAGCTCCGTAGCCGGCATCTTTGGTGGCGTGGTGAGTATAGTAGGCGGCATTGCCAAGGGTATTAGTTCGCTGTTTGGCGAATCGGAAGAAGAAAAGCGCAGGAAAGCCGAATACCGGAAGTTTTTAGACGGCATCTATACCGGGGAATTTCAGATCAACCAGCTGTATAGAGAACGGGAACTGACACAGGTACGCTTAAACGATCTACGGCTACAAGGGGCTAAACAGGAATTAGAGGTACTGCAGAAGCAAAAAACAGAGATTGATAAAGAAGCACAGGAAGTTTTTAAAAAATTACAGGAGCAGCGGTTTAACGCCACCACCGACCAGCTCAAAGCCTTTGCCCAAGCCAACGGGGTATCGGTAGGGTCGATCCTACTCAACTTCGGGGAAACGCTACCGCTGGTAGGCAAGACCTTTGAGGAAATAGAAAAGTTAAACGCTTTAGGTCAACTCTCCGGTACGGCAAAGACCTTGTTTGAAACTCTGGAAAAACTAAAACAGGAAGGGGCAGACGTAGCACTACAGTTAAAGGATTTGCAGGAACAATTAAAAGTGGATCTAACCGGCGGGGCTACCAAGGATAGTATAGCCGATTCCATCGCCGAAGGGTTTGCCCAAGGCAAACGCTCAGCCGCTGACTTTGCCGATACCTTTAAAGACTTAATGCAAAAAGCCGCTTTAGCTGCTCTGAAACTGCGCTTTTTGGATGAACCCTTAAAAAAGTTTATTGAGCAGTTCCAGGATGATGTAGTAAGCGGGGATCAATTGGACGCCTCCGAAGTGTCGAACCTGAAGGACTTTTGGGATAAGATCATTACGAATGCCTCCAACGCGATGGACCAGATCCAAAAGATTGCGGGCATTGATTTTTCTTCGGTTACGGGCAGCAGTGGGGCGAACTCTTTGCAAGGAGCCATTAAAGGTATTACGGAGGACACGGCAGAGCTACTAGCGGGACAGTTTGGAGCCATGCGCCTAACGGCCATCGAGCAATTAAACGTAGCCATGCAGTCCCTGGATCGGTTAAACCAAATACAGAACAACACCTTTAACACCGTAAATCGGATAGAAAAATTAGAAGCTACAATGGTAGATTATTTTCAAACCAAAGGGGTAAAGATTGCATAAGCTAACTTGCAAAAACCAGGTAAACAATCGCAATCAATACAACGATGAACACGCAAAAAAACAGGGTGTTTTGCCTATCTATTTTTTTATGAAATTTATAGGCTGCGTGAACATCCGGGGTATGGGGGTGGAACTTGGCCTTCGTTAGGTAAATCTGTTCGGCCTTTGCAAACTCCCCCTTTTCATAGGCCCGGTAAAAGTTCCGCTCCCAGGTCTTGCGCTCCTGCACCCTGTTTTGAAAATCCTCTTTTTGGGTGTGTTCCGCTAGTTTTTTTGGGTTCCATGTGTGCCCACACGCAAGACAGGTAAGGTCTATTTTGCTGCTGCCATGTAGTCCGGCCAGTAGACCGATGCCGCCGGTAAGAATCGCCCCGGCTGCTGCTTTACCGGCGGAAAAACCGTGCTTTTGGGCGGTGAGTTGGGTAGAATTACATTTAGGGCAGTGTAGGGAATCGGGCATGGCTAGTCGTTTTTAGAACACTATATTATAAAAGATATTTTACATACACAAAAAACGAGTCGTTAAACCTTACCCACTCTGTAAAGAGCCTATTTTTTCAACTTGACCGCAAGTTGACCTCCCCCGCTTGCAATCCCTTTAGGTAAAGTATAGTTTGCAGACTACAGAAAAAAGCCGTGTAAACTATGCCTGCATTCAGTGGCAACTGGAAATTAGATGGGGTGGACCTTTTTGATGGGTATAAGACCATCGTTTTTCACGGCACCACCGACTTTTTAAAATACGCCCCCAAAAAAACCTCCATCGAACAAGACTGGCCAGACCAGCATGGGTTGGATGTTGACCTCACCACTCCAAAATACCAAGCCAGACTCATCACTTTAGACTGTGCTATTATTTGCGATGACCGGGATCAGTTCAACGACAACTACACGGCCCTGATTACCCAACTCATGCTGCCTGGCTTTCACAACTTCACGGTAAACGCCCACGGCCCCAAGACCTACAGTGTAGAATACCGGGAGTGCCAGGCCTATAAACCCATTTGGCCCCACACCATAGAGGGCACCACTTATAACGTTCATGAATTCACGCTGGTTCTAAGGGAACCGGAACCCAACCCCGGAGCGGCTACGCTTCGATTAGTGGATGAAGCGGGCAATTACATTACCTCATAATGGACAGCATTACGATATACCGCCTCCTGTCCGGTGTGGAAACGATAGTTGCCCACGTAAAACCCGATCCCACCTCTGGGCAGCAAAAACAGGTGATGGGCGATAACGTGCTTACGGTAAGCTTTACCCATCCCGAAAACCCTTCCTTCCAGGTGGGGGACTATTGCACAGTCTACGGGGAACGCTACCAGTTAAACCAACCTGCGACCGCTAAAAAATTAGGTGAGAACCGCTACCAGTTTTCCTTTCGCCTGGAAGCCGAGTATTTTGACCTCTCCAAGGTGCAGTTTTTAAACTACGGGGTGGACGACTCCTTACGGGAAAGTGATTTTACCGTGATGCTCAACGCAAGGGGGTTTGTAGACCTGCTCTTAAAAAACGCCCTACGGGTCTCTGTGGGCTGGAAAAAAGGCGACGTACAGGCGACTAATTACAAGAACTTAAGTTTTTCCAAAGAAAACTGTCTTTCGGTTCTTCAAAGGCTGTCGGAAGAATTTTCTTTGGAATGGGCCGTGGAGGGCAAGACCATTCACCTCTCCAAACGAAGGCTGATTTCCAATCTAAAGTTCCGCCACGGAAGAAACAAGGGGCTGTATACCATTACCCGTCAACCTTTACAGGGCTCTAAGCTCGTCACGAGGTTATACGCCTATGGCTCCGATAAGAACCTGCCGGCGGGCTACCGCAACTTCACCACCCGCCTTAAAATGACCGGGGGGCTGGACTACCTGGAGGCGAACACCGCTCAGGGGATTATTGAAGACACGGCGGTCTTTGAGGACATCTACCCTCACAGGGTGGGCAAGGTTACCGCTATAGGGGCGGACATCTATACGTTTTATGATCTGAATCTAGACTTTGACGTTAAGCAGTATTTACTCCCCGGCGTAGAGGCTAAACTGACCTTTCAGACCGGGCAGTTGGCAGGCTACACTTTTAAACTCTCATCGAAGAGCAACTTTGCAGCCAAGGAACTAATAATCCTTCCCAACACCGAGGAAAAGGCCCTTCAGATTCCTTCTGAGCTTTTGCGTCCACAGGTGGGCGACACCTATGTGCTGACCGATATTGCGATGCCGCAAGCCTACGTTGAGGCAGCAGAGCGGGCGTTAAAACGCGAGGCCCAAAAGCTGCTCAACAAAATTTCCCTGCCCCAATACTCCTACACCATCGACTTTGACCCCGCTTACATGAAGCGCAGGACAAGGGTAATCGGGGTAGGGGAGGAAGTGACCATACAGGACGCAGACCTGGGCGTGGACCAAAGGCTTTCGATTGTCTCTTGCACCCGGAATTTGGTCAACGAGTACCAGTTCCAGGTCGAGGTCTCGGACCAGAAGACCAAGGGGACACTCTCACAGATCCAATCCAATTTGAGCGAAAACGCCCGCGACATTTCCACGATCAAAAACACCTACAGCGCCCTACAGGATAACAAGGTGGTAGGGGACTTTAAAATAGACAAAGGCTCGATCATATTTTCTGAACTGCCCGTAGTCGATGGAGATATTACGGGCTACGCAACTATTTATATCAACCGGCAAACCGGAAAACTTTATAGGGAGGCATAACAAATGGCAGATGCAAGAATCAACGATTTCCCATTATACAGCACCTACGGCGACCTGGCACCGGGAGATTTCCTGTTGGGCTATATGTCCTCGGTGGATAAAACCGTAAAGATCCCCCTATCAGCTTTAAGTGACGTAGTAGGGGGTGGCTCTTCTACCCAACTCGCTACCCCGGCGCTGTCGCTTTCGGTGGTAGGCGACGACGAGATTGACGCTAGCTGGCCCGCCGTGACCTCGGCTACGGGCTATAAGCTCTATAGATCAGAAACCTCGCTGTTTTCGGATGCGGAACTGATTTATACCGGCTCAGCCCTGCTGTTTAACGACGCGGGGCTTTCGGCAGGCACCCTGTATTATTACTGGCTACAGGCTACCGCTTCAGGGTTTTTGGACTCGGGCTATTCGCAGGCCTCCGATACTACTTCGTCGGCGGGTGTGGACACCACCCCTCCGGTGCTGTCCTCTGCCGTGGTTAACGCCGCAAACCCTGCCCAGATTATTTTAACCTATAACGAGGCCCTGCAAACGAATTCTTCGGCCACCACGACGCAGTGGGGTATGATCGGCAGAACCATCACCCATGCTTCTATTAGTGGCACCACCGTCACCCTCACTTTGGATAGCGGGGTTACGGCAGGGCAGGTATTACTGTTAAACTACACGGGCTCCCAGGTCAAGGACATTGCGGGTAATTTGGCCGCTACCTTCTCCAACCAGGCGGTGATCAACGGAGTCGTGGCTTCGGCTTCCCAGCTGATTTACCCCAACCTAACGGCGTCGCCGATAAGTGATACGGAAATTAACCTTACGTGGGTGAACGTGCCCAACGAGTCTTCGTACTCTTTGGAAATGTCCACCGACAGCGGTTCGACCTGGAGCGTGATTGCCACGCCTGCCGCGAACACGGTAAACTATGTAAAGGACTCTTTGACCGCTGCTACGATTTATTGGTTCCGGGTAAAAGCGGTGGGCGATGGGGTACACTTTACGGACTCGATTTATTCGACCGCCTCCGCCAAGACCAACCCCACCACCGGAGCTACGTTTGATACGATCCTTACGTTTACTTCCTCGCCCAACGATTCGGACGCAGGGGTAAATGGGGCAGCGGGTACTACCAACGCCAATAAGCAGTTCCAGTTCAACGCCATTGCCATTCGCTCAGGCACTCCGATGACAATGGTCATCAAGGTAACCGTGTTGGGCTTTACCTCCACAGGCGTGGTCGTGGACTTTCCCGACGACTACTTCGGTCAGGCCTTCCGCTATATCCACTCCAACGGTGCAGTGTATAATGGATTCTTCCAAAATGATACGATCAACTTCTAATGGTGAACATCTTTGCATACCGCCCCACGATTGTCATCGCAAGAAAGGACACCTCGTTTACGGACTGTGGGGTCAGTGTGGCCAATACCCTTCGGATAGTAAAAATAGGGGAGCCGTTTTTATCCTATTATCCTGCAAGGGATGTAAACGGCATTACGGGGTTTGAAAAAGACGCTGCCTATTTTTATTTCGCCTCCCAGAACATCGATTTGGAAGGCATCGCTGATAACCAGATCCCTGCGGACCTTCAGATCACACCGGGCACGAATGTTTTTTCAAATAGGGCTTTTGCGGGCATTGCCCTGCAGACCGTGGATTTTGCCTCGGTCGGCTTTGACGCCTCCAATCTTCTCTACATCTACAAGGTGGGCGACCCTTATATAAGCTATGCCCCTTTAAACGATATTAATGCGCTGAGTGGTTTTGAAATGGGCGAAGCCTATTATGGGTATGCACTGGCGGATATGGACCTGTCCGATTACCTGATTCCCCCCATTGTGGTCTCATCGGATGTAGAGCAGAGCAGCCCCGGTAATGATCTGTACTTCGGTACTAACGACACGGGGGACAAAGGCTGGTATCCTACCCGTGTCCGGTTCTATGCAGACGAGGCGTCGCTGCCTGTTACCGGAGAAGAAAATATTATCTATGTCGCCAAAGCAGAAAATACTTCCTCTTATTGGGATGGGGCAGCGTACCAACCCATAGGAGGCGGCGGGGGCGGAGGCAGCACCCCCACACTACTACAGGTCTTAATGGCGGGCAATATCGGCAAGGGTCGGATTGACCTTACCACCGGCAGCGGGTTTTCTTCCACCGGCGATGTGGGGTATCTCGCTTTGGGTAATGCCTCCGCAGGCCCGCCGGAATACCACATTAAAGTGGTGCCGTGGGGGGATTTGTTTTTAGGGGCTTCCGGTGGGGCTACCGGGGGGGTTATCGTCTCACCCGATGGCTCCCTTACCTTAAATAGCGGCGTTTCCTATCGCACTGACAGCAAGACAGCCAATTACACGGCCACCGCTGCAGACTACACGATTTTAACCGACGCTACCGCAGGGGCTATTACGATTTCCCTGCCCGATGCCTCTTCGCTATCGGGCAAGACCTACATCATCAAAAAAACGGACAGTTCCGCAAATGCAGTAACAATTGACCCGAATGGTTCGCAAACCATTGACGGGGCAGCAACTTATACACTTGCCGCCCAGTATAAATACGTCACCGTTCAAGCCTACGGGGGTAACTGGCTAATCATAGGCAATAACTAATGAAATACTATCAGACAATCCTACTAATACGATAAATACATGGCAAAGACAATAAATATCACCACCACCGCAGAAGGCAACCTAAGTTATTCCCAGTCGGGGGAAGAAGAAATCATCATTACCACGCCTGTGAATCTGTGGGTAGACCCCACTTCCGTATCCTTTCGCATTGATTCGGAGGTGCGCAGTATGAGCCTGTCGGATGTAATTACCATTAACTCGGTTGCGTTTTCCGGCACATTGGATGAGCTAAAAACCACTTTGGAAGGCCTTTTGCCTACCACCTCCGGGGGCTCTGGTGGTTCCGGTACGATCCTTCAATCTCCAGATGAGACGTTGTGGCTCATAGGGGTTAATGACTCAGGGGCCTTGCAAACCACCCAAGTAGCCGAAGGCACTCCGGGAACGCTTCATTTGTTCTCCCCGGATAATACCCAGTGGGAAGTAACCGTGAATAATTCAGGGGCACTGATAACAACACAAGTATAAATTATGAGCCAGAGTGCAGTGCTACTATTAAGCTTTCGTTGCGTCGCACTCGTGTACTGTAACAAGTCTATTCAACAATAATTCAAAAAACTCTAAAAATCAATAGTAAAATGCCAACACACGTAATATCAGCCAACGGACAAACCGCCGATTCCACGACCGGGGATGTGCAACTACCCATCTACAAAAGAAAAGTTACGCTTACTGATGCCCAGATCAAAGACCTGCCCACGACAGAGGTAGAGGTGGTGCCGGGGCAGGGAGCCGGCAAAATGGTCATCTTTCATTATGCCACGGTTTACCTGCAACATAGTGCAGATTATGGCAACATAAGTCCCGATGCTACTCTTAAAATAGCTTATTCAGGTATTGCTATTAGTGCCAGTTCGGTGCTTTCGGAAGCCGACTTCTGTATCTCCAATTTACTGGCCTTGGGCCTCAGTGCCGGGCAGCTACTTCCCGCGTCATCCTCTTTAGGAGACAATGGTACGTATGCCTATGACGATGTAAGTAATCGTGGATTCGCCCTTAGATGCTCCAATACGGCGGGTAACTTCACGGGCGGCGATGCTTCGAACTCTTTGGAAGTCACCGTGTTTTTTTCCGTAGTAGACCTGTAACCCTACACTCTCTGCCCTGCTCTTTAGGAGTGGGGCAGCCTTTTCAACTAAAAAAAAGGGTAAGCACCCCTTACAAATAAAAATGGAAAAGCCAAAATTACAAACATTCGTCTCCATCCTTACGGCAGGCCTTTCGTGGATTTCGCTTCAAAATATGCAGGTACTGGCCGCTATTGTAGCCTCCATTGTGGCGGCCCTATCGGGGACGCTGGCGGGGGTCAACTGGTGGTACTCGATTCAGGAAAAGCGTAAAAACTTAAAATCAAAATAATTATATGGCATCCGTCTCCCTTCAAAACACCGGAAAGCAAAGCCCTTTGTGGTTTCGTAAGCTCAAAAAGATTTGGAGCAATACCGAAACCCTTGTCATCGGCATTTTGCTATTAAAAGGCTATACCGATGGCTCGCTGGTGATGCTGTTGGTAAAAATGGGGTCACAGACCCTCTTTGAAAATCTGGACACCATTCTGGCGCACGATGTTGACGAACCCGTAAAACTGGACCAATGAAAAAAGACAAATACCGCTACGACCACCTGTGGATATGGGTTGTATTTATTTTGGCATTAGGCGTACTACTGCTGGTCGGCTGCGCCTCCTCGAAAGTAAAATCCAGCTATCAAGCCACCCTTGACAGTTCCCACTTAAAAGCAGAACGCTCAGATAGCGCAGGGGTCAAAGAGTCCACACAGGTCAAAAAATCAGATAGCCAGGAAGACAATACCATCGTCATTGACTTTGGCGACACGGGTATCTACCGTCCTCATCCCGATTCGGGTTTTCAGGACCGGGGGATTTATGTCAGTCCTTCGGAGTATTTCTCCCTGTCCAGTACAGGCGAAATCCGGGCCTCTAAAGTGCCTCAAAGGGTAATTATTAAAAACCTACGACAGGCCAGTAATAGCGATTCTATAGCCCTGAAGGACATGGCTAATGAGAACCATTCGAAGATCGAAGTCTCGGAGGTGCAAAAACAGGAAAAGAAAACGGAGAAGGCCAAGTATGCCTTTAACCTGCTGTGGCTGTTATGGCTCTTGGTAATCCCTGTAGGGGCGTGGATTTACAAGAATCGCTGGAAGATATACCAACGCTTAAAAATGATTGTGGTAAAGCTGTTTACCGGCCTCTAACCACTCCTATGAACCACCAACCCGCACCCTGAAGAAATTTTTAATCCGTACTCCTATATTAAATCTAATACTATGGGAGACACTATTCAATTAGGGCGGGCGCAGATGGACGTACTGCTGCTCACCGCAGAGGGGCTAACCTCAAAACAGATTGCCCAAAAAAAGGGCATCAGCCAAAAGACCGTAGAAGCCGAAAAGTACACGGTTTTAAAAAAGTTTGGGGCCAAAAGCATGGTGCAGGCCGTGATCCTGGCCTTTAAAATGGGGATGATCGAACACCCCGAAGCCTTCACCAAAATGCCGAAAACCAAGAGCATTAAATACCTAAAAGACGGCAAGATCGCTCGAAAAACAATCTTGATTTAAAACCTGACCCTATGGCAAACTTCTTAGATGCGTACAAAGTAGTAATGGGCAACGAAGGGGGATATGCGAACGATTCGCAGGACAGCGGGGGCGAGACGTGGAAAGGAATTTCCCGTAACAACTTCCCCGACTGGCGTGGCTGGAAGGTCGTAGATCGCTACAAAGGCAAATGGAACTTTTCAGCCCTGCTTTCCCAGGATATGGACTTGGAAGCCGCGGTACAGGAATTCTACAAAGCAGCGTTTTGGGACGCCCTGTCTTTGGACTATGTAAAAGACTATCGACTGGCCCTTGAACTATTTGATACGGCGGTGAATTGCGGGGTAAAGACCTCCGGCCGCTTTGCCCAAATAGCCCTCAACGTGCTAAACCAAAACCAAAAACTATACTTAGACATTGAAGAAGACGGCATTATCGGCCCTCAAACCCTTCGGCTGATAAACAACCACACCAAACCCGCGTCGCTCTTAAAAGTGCTTAATGTGCTTCAGGGGGCACGGTATATAGAGATTTCCAGAAGCAACCACACACAAGAGAAATTCATGAATGCCTGGCTGTCCAGGGTATCGCTCAACTAACTAATTCTTATGGGAAAAACAAAACAAAGAGAGCTGTGCGAAGGGTATTGCAAGCTTTATGCTGACGAAAAGGATTACACGCTGGCAAAGAAAGTATTTGAGGAGAACCGCAAAAACTTCAAAAACCTGGAACAGGCAAGGAATTATATCAGAGTCATCCGGGGGCATCATGGAGAAAAGAACAGAAAGGAAATATCCGACAACTCCCACTTCAAAGAAAAAACCTACGATACCCGCAACGCTAAACCCTACAAAGAAGTGGTAGACAGCGGGGCTAAGATTTTGGTGCTGGATATTGAAACAATGCCGGGAAGAGCATTTATTTTCGATGTGTGGAAGCAAAATATACAACCCAATCAGATCATATCCGATTGGTTCATTGTAACATGGGCAGCGAAGTGGCTATTTGAAGACACGGTTTATTCCGGTGCATTAACCCCTCGTGAAGTTAAAAAGCAGAACGATAAACGAATCATGCAATCCCTGTGGAGGCTACTCAATGAGGCCGATATAGTGATAGCTCACAATGGGCAAAAATTTGACGTTCCCAGAATCAATACAAGGTTTTTACTTCACCGAATATTACCCCCTTCCCCGTTTATTGTTATTGACACCTTAAAGCATTATCAGCGCAACTTCGCCTTCTTTCATAATAAGTTGGACTACTTAAACTTTAAGTTGGAACTACCAAGAAAAGAAGAAACCGGAGGGTTTGAACTGTGGGCCAACTGTTACGAAGGCAAACAGGACGCATTGGATAAGATGCTACACTACAATGTCGGTGATGTACGGATTTTAGAAAGCAATTATTTGATCCTTCGCCCCTGGATCAAACCCCACCCCAATGTGGCCCTCCATGTATTAGATGAAACGCAAAGCCGTTGCCCTTCCTGCGGATCTTCAAAGTTAAAAGACGAAGGGAAGAACTATCATACCACAGCGAATGTTTACGGGTTAATAAGATGTGATAATTGCGGGGCATCCAGCCGCAAACGCCTCAGTAGTATTTCCATCAAACAGCGCAGACATTTAACCCTGTCTGTACCTAAATAATAATCTTATGTCAGACCTACTTAAAAAAATCGAAGAACTCTATGAAGAGGGAACCCGGACGAGAGAAGAACGAAGAAAACCCTTCCCAGACCCAAAGCTACCCAACTTCTTTGACGCACTGGACGGATGCACAGATTCGGGAGATGATTCAGAAAAAGGAAAGGGAACTGAAGCTACTGTACCAG